TAGTAGTTACTTTATAAATTCAGTTATGAAGCGCATAGACAGAACCAATCCAGCGCTAGAGGCTCTAGAACTCGAAGTGCTACCAAAAGATATTCCCTATTCTAAACAGAATCCTCGCGGGATTTGGTGGGGCGAATATTCACCTAGCGGCGAATTAGTAGCTGCTAGCTGCCTATCTATTTGGATTCCTGGGTGGGCATTTCTTGCTAGAACTATTATTAAACATAGTTTTAGAGGTAAGGGCCTTCAAAAACGCTTTATTCGCGTCAGAGAGAAATATGCGCGCGCCCACGGAGTGCATACAATCGTTACATATACCTCACCAGACAATATAATTAGTGCTAACAACCTTATAAAGTGCGGTTATCTACTCTATATTCCACATGATAAATGGGGTATACAACCTTTTTGCTACTATTTTAAGAAAAATATAAAAAAAATATAATTTTCACATAATAATATTGTATATTAATAATATAATATAATCTTATCCGAGTTTTATGGGACATATTTATGAAGTTAAGCGAGCGGGAATTTAAAGAGTTGCACAGCGAGATATGCCAAAAGTTCGCGAGCACCTTTCATTTGACATACACGACCAGGACGATATTTCACAGGAAATTGCAATTATAATACTAGATGGGTTAAAAAGATATAAAAAGGAGAAAAGCGCCATTAAAACTTTTATTTGGCGGCACGTCTACAACCGGCTTGTTAATTTTAAGCGCAACAACCTATCGCGGGCGGATATTCCGCCAGAAGACGAGCCCGAGAAGCGCGAGGCGTGGATTAAGAGGCAGGAGGCAAAAAAAGCAGTTAAACTTACTGCGCCAATAGTGGTTACCTACAAGGATGACGACTTTGAGCAAGTAGATAATGCGCTTCTTTCTTATGATAAGCCAGAGGCGGAAATAAGTGAAATTATAAATATAGTACAAGACAAGTTAAATGCGCAGATGCGGCGCGTATGGATTTCTTGGCAGGCTGACGAGTATATAAATGAAGATGATAGGCTCGAGTTCATAGAATATGTGCGCGCGCTCTATTTATCTAGTAAAAAAGTTTAATTTTATCTCTAGGTGGGCGTAGCCCACAAAATAAATTATGAATAAGCGCGGACGTATAGGTAAAGAATATTTACAAATAATTAAAGAAAATATCCATCTTGGGTATGCGGCGGTTTCTGATATTCTCAAGCGGCCCGAAACTGCTGTGCGGCATTTTTGCGAGCGGCATAATATTAGGCCAAACTCTAACACCGACGAAGATGACAAGCGGCGTAAAATGGTTAAGGCCGATCTTCAGGGAGAAAGCTTTTGGGCAGTTTTAGTTAAGCAGCTTAGTGTTGCAGAGCTAGAATATTTTATTCAGCAATACGCAGCGCACATCATTCAATTTGAGCGCACGGCTAAAGTAGCTCATACGGAAAAGATGCAGCTTATGCATTTAATAAGAAATGATATTTTATTAGATAGGTGCATGTCGCGGCAAAAAGAGCACCTAGATGAGATGGAAAATATTAAGGGGAAAATAGAGAAGGCTACAAAAAAGGAAGATGTTGATGCCAAGGAATTAAAAAATTTAAATGAGTTATATAATTCATATAGCAGCGCGTTCGCTACGTTCGCTAAAGAGGCTTCTGAGCTTCAGTCTAAACTAGAGCTAATGCGTAAGAACCTTAATATTACAAGAGAGCAAAGAACTAAAAATATACAAGAGGCAAATAGCTCTTTCGGAGCATATATTGAATCTTTAGAAGATGAATTAATTAGGGAGAGAGAAGGCGCTAAGATAAATATCTTTCGCGCAGCCGTAGAGAAAGAAAGGGCGCGTTTAATGGAGTATCATACTTATGTAGATGGTGAGGTGGACATGCCACTATTAAATGCGGATACTATAATGATTTTAGATGCAAAAAACAGAGAACAGGAAAAATTAACAAATGAATAAGAAGATCGCAGTAGTAACGGGGGCGCCAGGGCAAGACAGTTATTACCTAACTAAATTTCTTTTAAATAAAGGATATGAAGTTTGGGCCACCCATACATATTCTAGTACTCCAATCTCTCTTAGATTTAAAAATTGGGAGCATTTAGAAGATTTAAATTTGGCGGTCTTAGATATAACAGATCCATCTGCTGTAAATAATTTTATTAATACAATTAAACCAGACGAATTTTATAACCTAGCAGCAAAATCACATGTCCATTACAGTTTTGAGCATCCAATCTCATCTTTTGAAGTTAATGCGCTCGGCCCGCTATATATCTTAGAAGCAATTAAAAGATATTGCCCCAATACAAAGTTATACCAAGCTAGCACATCTGAGTTGTGGGGATCTAATTATTCTACCAAAGTAATTGATCGCGATATGAAAAAATATATTATAGATCCAAATTTTATTGATTATGGTGGGATGTCTTATAATATAGTTAAATATCAAGATGAAGATACTCCTTTCACCCCAAATTCACCATATGCAGTAGCAAAGCTCGCGGCCCACCAGTCTGTTAGGCTTTATAGAGAAAGTTATAATATATGGGCGTGCGCGGGCATTTTACATAACCATACTTCACCAATGCGCGGCGAGCAATTTGTTGAGCAAAAAATAGCAAAATGGATAGCTAGATACTGGAAATACTGTAATGATAATCAACGCCTGCCTATTGCTTTTGAGAAAGAGCATATATTACTAGAAGGTGGTGTTCATTATCCAAAATTAAGGCTTGGAAATATAGATTCAGTGCGCGATTTTAGCCACGCGGCCGATATGGTCGAGGGGATGTGGTTAATTTTAAATCACTCCAAACCCGATGACTTCGTATTAGCTTCTGGCCAATGCCATACCATAAGAGAAGTACTAAAATCAGCTTTTGGTGCTATAAATATATATGACTATGATAATTATTGGGTTGTAGATCCAAAATTTTATAGACCAAGAGAAGTAGATTTCCTTCAAGGTGATGCAACCAAAGCTAAAACGCAACTTGGATGGGAAAATAAGATTGATTTTAATACTATAATAGAAGAGTTAGTACATGTCGCAATCGACTCAGAAGTTTACACCAATCATTGATACTAGAGAGCAAATACCGCTCGTTTTTGATAAAAAGTATTGTAATGATCCAATTAAGAAGAAACTCGAAACCGGCGATTATTCGATAGTCGGGTTAGAAGATACTTTTTGTATAGAAAGAAAGAAAAGCATAGAAGAAATAGCTGGCAATATGTTCCAAAAAAGAATGGAGAATGTTCTTTTGCGACTGCAATGTTATCAGCATAAAGCTATTATCTGTGAATTTTCATATGCAGATTTAATTAAATTCCCAGTCGGGAGCAGAATAAGAAAAAGATTAAAAGTAACTGGGCCTTTTATAAGCAGTTGGTTAAACAATATAATCATTACTAGAAATATTCCAGTAATCTTTGCGGGAGATGCATCTAAAGCGTCTTATATAACTACACAAATGATGAGATTGATGTGGATCGAATGGATAAGAAAATCCTCAAAATAGCCAACGAATTTTACGATATGAAGGATTTTGCTTATACTAGGCTAAATCCAAGTCAATTAACTGCTGCATCTAAAGCTTTTAATCCTTTAGATATTAAAACTGGTAAAATTCCAGCATATGATATAGTTAGAATGATGTCTACAGCCAATTATTTATGGTGGGCTGCAAAGATATTATTAAATATAACTTTATCACCAATGCAGGCATTAGTTTTAGAAGAATTGTGGACGAGGCCGTTCCCAATGCTTATCGGCAGTCGCGGTTTTAGTAAATGCATAACTAAAGATACTATGTGTGTTACTGAAAACGGAATAATAGATTTCGAAGAGTTTTTAGAACTTGATAAAAATCAATTATTGCCTTTGACACACTATAAAACAGTAACAAACTTTTATGGTGAAAATGGCTGGAATAAAACAGATTATGCTTTTTATAATGGTAAAACTCCAACAATAAAAATTATAAATAATCTAGGCATTTCTTTAGAAGGCACTAATAATCACCCGATTAGAACTTTAAGAAATAATAAAATAGAATGGGTAAATCTTGAAGACCTAAAAATAGGCGATATTGTACCAATAAGTAGAAAAGTTATAAAACTTAAAAATAAGCATAAAGATATAAATGAAGATATTGCTTGGTGGCTAGGAGCTATTGTTGGCGACGGCATGGTTTCGCAGGAAAGTAAAATATTATTTACTAATACAGATAAAGAACTTGTAGATAAATGGTGTGAAATAGGGCAAAAATTCTTTAATAAGAAACCTGGTTTCATTGCGCCTTTTAATTATGTTTTTTATGGCAAACAAATCAGTAAAGATATAAATAATTATTATGGCCTATATAATAAAAAAGCACATGATAAAAACATACCAAGAATTATAAGAGAATCTGGCAGCAAAAATCTTGCAGCATTTATTCGTGGTCTTATGGATACTGATGGCCACGTAGCAAAAAATTTAATAGGTTATTCATCAGTATCTGAAAAACTTATTAAACAAGTTCAGCAAGTTTTATTATGTTTTGGTATAATTAGTAGAATATCAGAAAACTATACTGTTTGTAACAATAAAAGATTTAAAAGTTATAAATTATATATATGTGATGGAGAGTCTATTAAAAATTACGCAAAATATATAGGTTTTGTTTGTAAAAGAAAGGTGTTAAAACTTAATCACTTATTAAGTAAAAAGAGTAATCCAAATAAAGGTAACATACCAAAAGTTTTGATTAATGATTTAATATTTAAATTAGAAAAAAGAAGAAAAGAAGAAAAACGTTTTTTTTCTAAAAAAGCGTGTTCTTATAAATCAAAGTTAGTATCTCAATCAAGATTATCTACTTACGACATAAGTAATAAAACACTTAAAAAGATATTAAAAATATACGATTTTGCAAAAGACTCTAATGAATATATAGAGTTAGAAAAAATATATAATAGTAATTATTATTATAGTACTATAGAAAATATAGAAAAATCTGAAAATGACACTTATGATGTTCATATTCCAAATGATCATAGCTTTTTAAGCAATGGTTATATTAGCCATAATACATTTTTATTATCTTTATATGTTATGTTAAAGCTAAGGTTAGTGCCTGGCTCTAAGATAGTCGTTTGCGGCGCGGCATATAGACAATCAAAATTCGTGTTCCAAGAAGCAAATAAAATGTGGGACGCTGGAGATGTTTATAGATCTACATGCGGGAGAAATGACGGACCCCATACATTCCAAGATAAATGCTCATTTTTTATAGGGAAAAGTGAAGCTCACTTTGTTCCCGTTGGCGATGGCCAAACAATTAGAGGTTTAAGAGCACACACAGTTATCATGGACGAGTTCGGGTCAGTAAATCCAGAAATATATGAAGTTGTTATCTCTGGTTTCGGCGCAGTTGCAAAAAATCCTATCGAGAATATGAACTTATTCTTTAAAAGAGAATATATGATTAAAGAAGGTACTTGGACTGCTGAAATGGAAGAAAATTTTGCTTCTAAAGGCGGAAACCAGTCAATACTTTCTGGAACATGTACTTATGACTTTGAACATTTTGCAAGATATTGGAAAGTCTATAAAACCATTATAGAAAGCCGTGGAGATATGAAAAAACTCGAAGGCATAATGGGTGAAGACGAGATACATAAATTAAACTGGAAAGATTATTCAATAGTAAGAATACCTTATGAATTAATTCCTCCCGGCATCATGGATGCTAATACTGTTGCTAGAGCTAGAGCAAGTATGACTAATGATGCGTATAATAGAGAATACGGGGCAGTATTTAGTAAAGACTCTGCCGGTTTTATTAAAAGTAGTTTAATAAGATCTTGTGTAGCTAATAGCAAGAATAGTATTACAATAAATGATAAAAAAATTATATATACAGCAAAAATAAATGGAGACAAAAATTTAAAATATGTTCTTGGCGTCGACCCCGCATCCGAAGTTGATAACATGGCGATTACCGTATTAGAACTACATGAAGACCACACCAGAATTGTTAATTGTTGGACAATTAATAGGAAGAAACATCAGCAAAAAGTTTTGGCTGGAATAGTAAAGGAAAATGATTATTTCCAATACTGTGTTCAAAAAATAAGAGATTTAATGAGTGTATTCCCTTGCGCTGGAATATATATGGATGCTCAAGGTGGCGGCAGAACCTTAGAACAGGCTTTAGCTACACCCAGAGATGGGTCAATCTCAATTTATCCTATAATAGAAGAAGGTAATCCACAAATAACAGATGATTTACCTGGTTTACATATTTTAACTATGTGCCAATTTGTTAATCAAAAATGGGTTCAAGAAGCAAATCATGGTTTAAAATATGATTTAGAGCAAAAACTTCTTTTATTTCCTGATTTTGATAGTGTAACCCTAGCTATTGCACATCAAGAAGATAAGAAAAAAATAGAAGATTCAGGTATTAAATATAGTGATATTGAAGAAAAAATAGGTTTATATGATACTTTAGAAGATTGTATGTTTGAGATTGAAGAGCTTAAATCAGAACTATCTAGTATAGTACATACTAAAACACCTACTGGTTCAGAACGATGGGACACTCCAGAAACAAAAGTAGGCACAGGAAAAAAATCTAGAATGCGTAAAGATAGATATAGCTCATTAGTCATGGCTAATATGGGAGCAAGACAGACTGGTAGAATAATGATTGTACCACCAACTTATAATATTCTTGGATTTTTATCTGGAACTCAAAATCATAAATCTATAAACAATAACCAAAAATTATATGCTTCTGGCCCACTTGCTAACATTTCACCTAATTTCTATGGAAGACCAAAAAGATAGTGGTGTATTAATATTATTATAATACCATTAGAAAAAAGGCCACAAATGAAAGATTATTATATAAGTTGGGAAGGCAGTGAGATGACAAAAGATGTCATCAATGCAAGAAATAAAGCTATGGCTTCATTTAGACAAACTTATCATGGTGTTGATGGAAATATATCTGGGCGTGATGGTTTTAATCGCGCTGATTGGGATAGCCAAAGAGGTGGTCAACCAGTAAAGCATTCTGATATTATGATGAAAGCTTCATGGGTATATTATGATTGCTCTTTAATTAGAAATATTATTGATTTAATGGCTGATTTTACAGGCCAAGGATTAAGAATTTCACATCCAGTTAAAAGCGTAGAAAGATTCTATAGAGCATGGTATAAACATATAAAAGGTCAAGAAATTACTGAACGTTTTGCAAATTATTTATACAGATATGCTAATGTTATAATTAAAAAAAGTATGGGTAAAATTACTAAAAAACAGCGGAAAGATATGAGTTCTGCTAGTAATATTATCCCTTATGCTTATACTTTTATAAATCCAGCCATTGTAGATGTTGATGGAGGCGATTTATCATGTTTTTATAAAGAAAAAAAATATGTAGTTACTATACCACAAGCTTTTGATGTAAGAAATAATAATAATAAAAAATATCAAGATTTACAACAAGATATCAAAGATGCTATAAAAAAAGGCACTCCAATACCATTAGACAATGACACTACTTTAGTTTATCATTATAGAAAAGATGATTGGTGCGCATGGTCAAAACCAATATTATATTCTGTATTTAGAGATATAGATATGCTTTATAGGCTAGAACTAGCAGATAGAACAGCATTAGATGGGGCAATATCTAATATTAGAATATTTAAACTTGGTAATGTAGAAAAGAAATTAATACCTACCGAGGCTTTATTTCAAAGACTTGATGATGTTTTACAATCTCATTCTCCTGGTGGAACTATAGATATAATTTGGGATGAGGCTATAACTCTAGAAGAAAGTAAAACCACAGTCCATCAATTTTTAGGAAAAGAGAAATATGTTCCTCACTTAGAAAAGATATATCAAGGTTTAGGAATACCATCTACTTTAGCTGGAGCAACTAATAGTGCTGGCTCTACTAATAACTTTATTAGTTTAAAGACTTTATTACAAAGATTAGAGCATGGTAGAATGATATTATCTAATTTTTGGATGAATGAGTTAAAACAAGTCCAAGAAGCTATGGGTTTTTCAAAAGAACCTATTGTTGAATTTGACTTTTCTAATTTAACAGATGATACCGCATATAAAGCTTTATTAATACAATTAGCAGATAGAAATCTTATCTCTGATGAATTATTGCAGCACGCCTTTAATAATAATCCAGAACTTGAAAGATCTAGAATTAATAAAGAAGAAAAACAGAGAGATAAAGGTAAGCGCGCGCGTAAGCCTGGACCTTACAATGAGGGAGATTTTGAAAAATTAGTTTTAAGAGATGCTATTTCTAAAGGTTTAATAAATCCTGGTAAAACAGGAGTAGAAACTATAGATAGTTTTAATATGAAACCACTGCCTCAACCTGATAAAGCGCAAGGCATACCTGGCAGACCTAAAAATAAGAAAGATAGCCAAAAAAGACAAAGACAAAAATTTAACCCTATTGGTTCTTTTGGTAATAAATTACAGGCAAAAATAGCTTATGAAAAAATAACTAACTATTTAAAACCTATAATATTAAAAGCTTATAAAAAGAAGACTTTAAGAGATTTGACTACTGCACAGTATAATGATTATGATGATTTAAGAATTAATATGTTTTTTAATTTAACCGACCCTAATAAAATAGGGGAAGAAGAGTTTAAAAATCTACTTGGTGTAAAAATTAATAAAGATTTTCTTAAAAAAATTAATAATTTACTAACAAGCGTATCGTCTTCACTGTCTCGTGAATTAACGCAAGAAGAAAAAATAGATATATATACGATAATTTATAATGAAAATTTACAAATCAGAACATAATATTGCAGGCTTAATACTTAACAGTAGATCAATTTCTTACTGTACAGAATTAAGTTATGATAATAAAGCCCAATTTATTAATGAAGCTGTGCAAAATTTTGCGACAGCAAATAAGAAACTAACTAAAGATTTATATCCAGTAACTTCTATTTTAGTTTCTACAGTTTGGAACACAAATGACGATGTATTTTTAAAAGAGGAAGTATGGAATGCAAGACATACTCCTATACATCATCCAGTTAACATTAATCATGATCAAGATATTATAGTTGGCCATATGACTGATATATGGGCAGTAGATGATCATGGTGAAATAATTCCAGAAGATACCGCAGTAGAAGATTTACCAGCTATATATAGCTTAGTAAATGCTAGTGTAGTATATACTTCTTGGTATGAAGAAGAAAAATCTGCCCAAGTAATGGAATTAATTAATTCTATAGAAGAAAATAAAATGTTTGTTTCTATGGAATGTATTTTTGAAGATTTTGATTATGTATTATCAAATGCAAAAGAATATAAAGTAGTTAAAAGAACTGAAGAAACCGCAGATATGTCAAAACATTTACGTTGCTTTGGCGGTAATGGGTTATTTGGTGATTATAGAGTTGGTAGGGCTCCTAGGGGTATACTTTTCACTGGAAAAGGTTTTACAACTAATCCTGCAAATAAGAGAAGTATTATTTTTACTAATATTCCAGCACCATCGGATTATGAAGACGGTGTACAATCCTTAGTGGCACATGTATTGGAGAATAAACAAATGTCAGATACTATTCAAACTGATTTAGATACTTTGAAGCAAGAATTTGCTGCATTGTCAGCAAGCTTTGAAGCATTGAAGTCAGAAAAAGAAGCTTTAGCAATTCTCTTAGAAGAGAATAAGAGCAAGGCTCAATTAGAATTAGAAGTATTTCAGAAAGAAAATTCTGAATTAAAAGCATCAATTGATAGTCTAAAATTAGAATATCAAACCTTAACCCGTAAAACAGAACTTACATCTGAAGGCCTTTCACAAGATAAGGCATCAGCAAGTGCTAAATTATATATTAATTTAACTGACGAGCAATGGGTTCCTGTTAAAGAAGCCCTAGTTGCTGCAGCTAAAAACTCGACTTCTACTGTGATTAATAACGGTACTCAAACTCCCCAACAAGTTTTAGCCAGTGTTGAACCAGTTGATAATACTAGTAATGCACAGGTTAATGTAGACACTACTACTCCTTCAAAAGAGGAAGAGTATTCTGAATTACAGAAAATTATAGCTAATTTAATAAACGTAAATATCGACGGAGATAAAAAGTAATGTTAAAACGAGATCGTTTTTTCAATCGCGGTGATAGCGAAGTTTCATTCTATTTGAATCAAGTAGCTGAAGCTGGCATTGTATTAATTTATCCAACTGGTGCAGTTGGTCAACCCGGTCTTGACACTGATGTTAATACAGCGACAATTCCTACTGGAACCACTGGCAGTCCTTGCGGAGTATTAATGCAAGATGTTGTTAATAAAGATTTGACAACTTGCCCATTAATGCAGTCAAAGATGGAAACTCAGATTGGTTCTAAAGTTGAAGTCTTAAAAGGTGGCTGGATTGTCACTGATATGATTCATACTGGTTCAAATCCTACTACAGGCAGTGCTGCTCACTTCACTACAGGTGGTTTGTTTACTACTACAACCTCTAGCACAAGAGTTGGTACATTCGAATCAGCTAAAGTTAATGGTTTTGCTCGTATACGAATTCAATTGTACTAATAAATAGAGGTGATATAGATCATGGATAATCATGAATTGTTAATGAAATATCTGAAGCAAAGTGTTTCAGAAAATCTTGTAGAAGCCGCTCAGGCAAAACAAATGTTTTGTAAAGCAGCAGAAGTACCCATTCGCAAGGGTATATTTGATGGCCCAGTATTATTTGACAAGGTATTTAATAAAATATCAACACCAGATGATCCTGCTCCTCGTTTCCCAATCCACTTCTTAACTCCTGGTACTGAAAATGAATTTGCTGCTTATACTGTTCCACAGTGCGGCGCTATTCCTTATCGTACTGTTAGTGGAGAAGATATTTACATACATACTTATCGCATAGCTAACTCAATTGATGCTTGCAAGCATTATATTCGACGCGCTCGTTGGGATGTTATGCAAGATATGCTTGAAGCCTATAAAGCAGGTTTCACTTATAAATTAAATAAAGATGCAGGCCACGTACTTATGAAGGCTGGTACTGATCGCGGTATAGTAGTTGCAGATAATCAAGCTTTGCAAGGTCAATTTACCATGCGCTTGATGAATTTGTTAATCACTGCTATGGCACGTAATGGTGGTGGTAATAGCACTAGCATGGGTGGTTTTCGCTTGACTGATCTTCTAATATCATTAGAAGCTATGGATGATATCCGTTCATGGAATACTGATCAAGTTGATGAATATACTCGGCGTGAAATTTTCACTAATAATGGTATGTTACGTTTCCACAATGTAAATCTTCATGTTCTTTATGAACTTGGCGTAGGTCAAGAACTACAAGATTTCGCTGAAGATACTTTGAACATCGCTATGCCAGTTAACGGCGTTAACAATCATACCGACGTAGAGTTGTGTATCGGTTTAGATCTAAGCAAGAGAAACACTTTCGTTATGCCAGTCTCGCAAGAGATGAACATGTCTCAAGATCCATACCTCGACCGTATGGGCCGCTGGGGTGTTTATGGCGACATGGAAATTGGTTTCGGCGTTCTAGATGCTCGCGCAGTTATGCTCGGCTCATACTAATATCCATTAGTAAGTAATCATTCTAAAGGCCGAGGTGTAAGCCCCGGCCTTTTTTTATATATTTTTATAGTGAAAGAGCGTAGAATGTCAGATTGTAACTCATGTGATTCTGATTTAATGGCAATGATGCTTAGAGCCATAATTGGAGATTTAGATTCATCTGATTATGAATATACTACCCAAAAATTAAAAATATTATTAGCTACAGCCTCAAGAATAGTTATATCTGAAACTTATACTGGTCAAACATCTTATTCTGTTGAATTATTAGATATAAGAGTTGGTGAATTTACTATAAATCCAGAACCATCAGATATCATTTGTTCTATGATAGTTACAAAAGCTGCGTGCTTAATACTTAATGCAGAATTAAGAGCTGCGGCAAATTTAGATGGTTTAAAAGCAGCATGCGGTCCAGCATCTATATCAAAGACAGAAGGCGGGCGCTCATGGCAAATTTTAATGGAAGAAGGGCCTTGCGCGGCTTATAAAGACTTAAAATATAAAACTGAAACAAGTGGTTTAACTAGTGGGAGTTATTTTAAAGCTATATTAACTCCATTTATTAATGATAGATTTAGAGATAGTAAATGGTGCCCAAATGACATGTTCTAGAGAAAAATATACATTCCCGTCCCATTATTCTGGCGACACATATCTTGGAAAAATATTTACAATTACATTAAATGATGTGCCGCTAAATTTAACTAATGCTAATATAGATTTTACTTTTATAAATGAAACTAATAATGATTATATATATAGTTTAACTAATAATAGTGGAATAACAATTACAAATAATACTGGTGGTGTATATCAAATAGATAAGCAAGCAATAGATTGGTATCCAGGCCTATATAATTATGATATGACAGTCACAACGAATGATTCTGGTATTTATACTCAAATGTATGGGACTTGGAGTATATTAAATGCTAACTAATATATTCATTTTGGTTAAATTAGCATTGAAATGTGAGGTTTTCTAATGTCATTATTATTATTATTCGATACTCCAACAAGTACAGCGCCACCAATAGAACCACCAGAAGAACTTTTGGCGAATCGTTTTCTATATGACCTTATTTTTCGTGGTGAGTTGCGCGAAGACGATTTGGCTTGCCTAAAAGTAGTAGGTGCAAATATTACAGATAGTATTAGACAAATAAAGATTATTAGAATAACGGAGCTTTTATAATGGCAAACCCAAACATTGTTTCAGCCACAAGTATCGTAGGCAAAATTAATCTTGTGCGACTGGTAGACAATACTCCAACTCAGGTTGTAACTAATGCTGCCAGCAGCAACAAGCTATTTTTGATTGACTCTCTGACCGTGGCAAATGTCGATGGCACAAACGCTTGCGATATAACACTGCAAGTCTTTGCAGCGGCCACCAACACCGGAACGGCGACTGGTCTACTCAATAGCGTAACAGTTCCATCTAAAGCAACCCTAATTGCGGTAAGCAAAGATTCTCCGCTACTGCTTACGGAAAATATGAGTCTTTACGCAACCGCCTCAGCAGCCAACGACTTACACGTTATCTGCTCGTTTAAGGAGATTAGCTAATGAGATTTATTGGTGGTGATATAAATATTGGCGCAACTGGCGTTGCAGGAGCTACTGGCGTAACAGGAGCTACTGGCACACAAGGTCCGGTAGG